GCCCTCTCAAAGCGGCTCCGGACTCACGGCGGAAGGGCATGGTGGCACCGGCTCGACGCGACCGACGAGCAGCGGGAGGCCATCGAGCGGTGGCTCTGGGCGCAGATGGACAAGGACTATGACTTCGGCGGCGTGGCCCTGAATATTGGGGCCTACGTTTCCGAGGATCTGGCCAGGCTGTTCTGCTCCGAGCTGGCCGGGGGCGCGATTGTCCGTGGGGTCCCGGTCGAAAGCATGGCGCCGAACGATGCCGTCCGGAAGCTGAGGGACGGCAAAGCCCTCCGGCCGTGGGACGTGGTTGCTTTGCCGGTGTTTCTGCCGGCATGGAGGATTCTATAATTTGGGGATAGCTTCGGAATGCGGCGAGGGGTACAGGGAACGCAGCAGTACCCGAGGAAGCATGACCGCCACGAAGCTGCGGCTCTTGCATCAAACGCGTTTTCAGGTCTCTTTGGAATTGCCGTTGGTCGAGCGGCAAAATAATTCCTGTAACCATTTTATGGACACAGGGAATGCCAGAACCTAAATATTCATATAAAGCAGATTCGGAAATTCAAGACTTGCTGGTTGACTGTTATCGGTCGACTTCATTGCTTGCAAGAACGTTCTTTCCGGAGCGTTTCTATGCGCCATTCTCAGGGCTACATGATCAGATTTTCGAGCTTATTGATTCTAATGCTCCGAAGATTGCGATTGCGGCTCCTCGTGGTTTGGGTAAGTCTTCTATTGTCGGTCTTGCATACTCTGCGAAAAAGATTTTGTACAGAGATTCACATTTCCTCCCATACATATCGAACTCTGCAACGTCGGCGGAACAGCAGACGGAGAACTTGAAGAGTGAGTTGAAGTCGAATCTAGTAATTAAGAAGCTTTTCGGCGATATTCAGACGAAGAGCGTGGATTTGGGAGATCAGTTTTCGAAGCGTTCATGGGTTGCAAGGCTTTCAGAAAACGAGCATGGTACGCTTATTCTACCTCGTGGGTCCGGCCAACAGATTCGTGGTCAGCTTTATATAAACTATCGACCGGACTATATCATAGTAGATGACTTTGAGGATTCCAACGATGTGCTTAACGAGGAATTGAGACTCAAGCAAAGGACTTGGTTTTACGCTGACCTTTTGAAGTGCGTTTCGAGGATTAAGAAGGATTGGCAGATAGTTTATATTGACACCTTGAAGCATGAGGATGCTCTACTTCAACGCTTACTAGATTCGCCAGATTGGGTCTCGGTGAGACTTGAACTGTGTGATGATGATTTCAGTTCGAATGCGCCGGAGTTTATTTCAACAGAGGATATTAAGAAGGAAGCTGAAGAGCATCGCAATGAAGGAATGATGGATGTCTTTTACCGTGAGTACAGAAACCTTCCGGTGTCGAAAGAAGATGCAACGTTTAGAAGTGAGGATTTTAAATACTACGTTGAAGGGCCGGATGAGATTATTCTACGAGAGTCGAAGGGTGAAGGGGTCTCCGTACCAACAGAGAAAATTTCGACGAGAGAATTCCTAAATGTGGTGATTGTTGATCCGGCAAAGACAGTAAAAGTGCAAAGTGCCGACTCAGCAATAGTTTGTTGGGGCGTTGGTCGTAGCACACATAAGCTGCTGTTCAGGGACTGCGTTTCTGGCAAGATGTATCCCAACGATATCTATCGTGAAGCCTTTGATATGGTGCGAAGATGGAAGGCTTTTTACTTAGCAGTTGAGGTAACCTCATTACACCAGTTTATTTCTCAGCCAATTCAGAACCAAATGAAAGTTGAGGGAGTTTTCGCGCAGTATGTAGAGCTTTCAGCAGTAGGTAAGAAGGAGGAGCGTGTCAAGCATTTGTCGCCTTATTATCGTCAGGGCTACATTTACCATAATCCTGCGGTTTCGACGAAGTTGGAAAACCAGCTGCAAACTTTCCCACGTTCCAAGTTATGGGACGTTATGGATGCGGCGGCATATATAGTGAAACTCTTAGATGAGCTTTCGATTTATTTCGATCCTGGTGATTTCGATATTGAGATGCCTGAGGATTATAGCGATCTAACTGATGACAAAGTTCTGGATGATTGGAAGGTGATATAAATGACTTACATCGTATCTAGCGACTATAATATGGATCGTGAGTTCTTGCCAAGAGAGAAGCATGAATACGATTATCCCAAGGGTCTCGATTTCAGCCCTGGATCGGAGTTGCATAAGAAGATTATCAAAGAGGTTATGGACAGGGCCTCAACTTCGTCAACGCATATCTCCAAGAGATTCAATGATTGGAAAAAGGTTGACGAGTCTCTCACAGTTTATATCAAAACTGATGACGCTGAAAAAAAGGTTCAGGAGGACGATGAACGCAAGCCAGTGTCAATCGTGTTTCCATATTCGTATGCTCTTCTCGAAACATTGATGAGCTACATGACTGCGGCGTTTTTGCAGGACCCAATTTTTCGATATCAGCGCCTTGATGGTGGTTCTCCGGTTGGAGCGATTTTACTCGAGAGAGTCATTCAGCAGCATAATGAGCGACATAAGAACATACTCAATATGCTGACTATGATTCGCGATAATTTCGTTTATGGTTTCGGAGCAGTAGCGTGTGGGTGGGGCGTGGTCAAAGGGTTTAAACCCAAGCGGAAGATTCTGGGGGTTTTCGATCGATTGCGAGGGTTTAGGCCGACTGGGTTTGACAAGGAGGTTGAGGAGGGAGTCATCTTCGAAGGCAACGACCTGTCAAACATTGACGTTTTCAAGACGCTGCCTGATCCAAACGTACCTGTTTACGACATTCAAAAGATGGAGTATTTCGGTTGGGTTGACGAGACCAATCTCGGTGAACTGCTGAAACAGGAAAACGGTCTTGATGACGATCTGTTTAACGTGAAATATCTCAAGCAGATTGATTCGCTCAAGACCTCTATCTATCGAAAAGAGAGTGGCCGTGAAACAAAAGCAGGGCTTAAAGGCCGTGTTACCAGTACTGTGAATAAGCCAGTTGATGTGATAAAGATGTTCATTGACTTCATCCCAAAGGATTTGAAACTTGGGGACAGTGAGTATCCCGAGCGCTGGTGTGTATGGGTAGCAGCTGATAGAGTGGTTATTAAGTGTCAGCCTGTGGGGTTTTATCACGGTAAAATCCCCTGTGCCGCTATTGCATCTGAGTACGATGGATATGCCAGGAGCCCAATTTCCCGGCTTGAGACAGTTGGTGGAATGCAGCATGTTGTTGACTTCTTGTTCAACGCTCACATTGCAAACGTTCGTAAAGCGATCAATGATATGCTGATTTATGATCCTTATATGCTAAACTCACGGGACCTGCAGAATCCTGGACCAGGCAAGCTTGTAAGGACTCGAAAACCTGCGTGGGGTCGTGGTGTAAAAGACACCATTATGCAGCTAAGCGTGAACGACATTACTCGTGCGAACATCAACGATGTCTCATTCGTTATGAGTTATATGGAAAGGGCGATGGGAACGGACCCGTCTTCTATGGGCGCCTTACGTCAGGGTGGGCCGGAGCGCCTAACCAAAGGCGAGTTTGAGGGGACTCAGATTGGCAAGTATCAACGACTCGAGCGAATTGCTCAGGTAATCGCGATACAAGGATTCCAGGATATTGGATACTTCTTTGCCTCGCACGCTCAGCAGCTGATGAATGAAGAGATTTTCATCTCTGTTTACGGCCCATATCAAGAGCAGTTGATGAAAGAATTCGGGCGAGCCGCGAAAAATGGCGTTATTAAGGTTTCTCCTTATGACCTTCTGCTGGACTATGACGTAGTAATTCGAGATGGAACGATTCCTGGAGGGAACTTCTCTCGGGCTTGGATGGAGCTTTTCGGGCTAATCATCAAGGATCCAGCTCTTCGAAACACTTTCGATATCGTACGTATCTTCAAACATATCGCACGCAACTCAGGCGCTAAAAACGTTGAGGAGTTCGTTACGGTCCAGAGCAATGAGCAAGTACAAAAACAGGTACAGGCCGGTAACTTGGTTCCGGTAGAAAGAGAGGCTGTGGCATGAGCGACGAGTATCCAGAGGTATCGAGAGAGGACTTGATTCAATTCTTCACTGGAAAGATTTGGAACAAAGCAATCAAAAAGGAGCTACAGTCCTGGCTGGATGATATTCGCGATAAGCTAGATTGCGAACATGAGCCAGTCATAATTCATAGGCTTCAGGGGAACATTGAGGCCGTTAAGAGGATAATGAACATCGACACTTATATGATTGAAGACGAAGAGAAAGGAAACTAAAATGGGAAAGACATTTGAAGAAGAAATTGGTGAGATTCTCGGTGACACTCCTGTTGGCGATGATGAGCCGTCGGATGATACTCCAAATGCGGAGGATGCACCCAAAGCGGATGAACCTGACGAGCCTGAAGATAAACCCAAGGAGGACGAAACACCTCCACCCCCACCTCCACCTGAAGACAAAGAAACCCCTGGCGAGAGCGATGATAATGCTGGGGATGATAGTGATGACCCCGAGTCTTTTCGAGCCTCTATGGAAAGAATGGCGGCCGAAACACTTGGAAAGGCTCCGCAGGGGGCCAAGGGCGACGAGAGCGCAGAAGCGCCGAAAGAGGAGCCGAAAGAATCAACGCCCAAGAGCCAGCAACCCCCTGACTATGTCGGTGATCTCGACTTGGATGAGGACATTCTCAAGGACAAGGCTACCTTCAACAAGTTTCTTCACAACTTCGCGCAGAAGATTCGTGAAGAGACGAAAACTGAAGCAGCCCAGACCATGCTTGTGTCCCTCCCTTCCATGGTGCAGCGTCAAGTTAACACTATGGTAGCGATCCAAGAAGCCGTGAAGGCTTTCTACAAAGAGAACTCCGATCTGGCTAAGTACAAAAGCGTTGTCGGTATGACGGTGAACAAGCTCCAAAGCGAGCATCCTGATTGGGCGATGGACAAGCTCATGACTGAGTCCGCTAAAGTAGCGCGTAAGGCTCTGAGATTGAAAGCCTCAGCGCAGACGCCTCCCAAGGCTCAGGATGAGCGTTTCGCCAAGCCGGCTATCCCCTCCACACAACGGAGGGCTGGCAACACCGATGCTCCAAAGTCCTCGAAAATGCAGAAACAAATCGACGAAATCCTCAACATTCTTTAGGAGGTTCAAATGGAATCTGTTCAGAGCAGAGTGAACCGGGAAACTGCAGGTCCTGGTGTCGTTTACAAGACCGCAACCGCCACGCTGAAGCCGTATGAGACGACCGTCGTCGTCACTGGCGGGGCGGCTGTTACCATCACACTTCCCCCTCCGTCTGAGACGAAGGGCAAAATCTTCACAATCGAAGGTACCAATGCCGAAACTCACAATGTGACAGTTGTCGGCGCTGGTATGACGAACGTGACTCTCGACGCTGACGCCGATCACGCAGTCGCGTATTCGGACGGGCTCAAGTATCGGAATCTGGCCTCTACCTGATTTCCTGTAGCCATAAAATGGACACAGGAACAAATACCTTACGGAGGAACTGACAATGGCAATGTTTGGAATGAGAGGTACTGGTGACTGGGTAACCGATCAGAGGCCCAAAAGCTGGAGAGAGGCGATCCTTTATCTCTATCCCAATGGAGATGCGCCGCTGACAGCACTCATGTCGATGGTTTCGAGTGAATCTCCCTCGGATCCGGAATTCTATTGGTGGACTCAGACTTTCCCGACACAGAAAGCGACGGTGACTGGAGTTTACACTGATACTGGACTGGGCACTGGGTATGCTTCGGGCGCAGCTGCTGGGACTGTATTGTATTTCAAAATGAGCGCGGCTGACATCGCTCACTTTCGCGTCGGACATCAGGTTTTGTGTCGCGACGCGAGCGACTATACCGTTGATGTTAACGGCAAAGTCGTTGCACGTACTGTCAATGGTGACAGCTCTTTCGTCGGCGTTCGACTCCTGGAGGCGGATGATAATTCGACGGCCGGCGATCTGTCCGATTGCGACACCCTCCTCGTGATTGGTAACATCAACCCTGAAGGCGGGGCGATGCCGCAGGCCGTGGCGTACGATCCTGCAAAGCTGTACAATTACACTCAGATCTTCCGCACGCCTTTGTCCATCACTCGGACTGCGATGAAAACGAGGCTTCGAACGGGTGATGCCTACGCCAAGGCGAAGAAAGAGGCTCTCGAAATTCATTCGGTGGAAATCGAGAAAGCCTTGCTCTGGGGTATCCCGACGGAAAACGTTGGGGACAACGGCAAGCCTGAGCGGACGACTGGCGGCCTGTTGCACTGGATTCGCACGTACGGAACCGTGAGCAACTATCCCACGAATGAGGCCTACGACGGCAAGACGTGGGTTCTCGGAGGTCAGGATTTTCTCAATGCTCAGCTCGAGATTATGTTTCGGTATGGGCCATCGGAGAGATTGGCTCTGTGTGGGACTGGTGCGATTCTCGGGATCGACAAGCTCGTCAAGGCGGCTGGCGAGTACAAGATCGGACCAAACGAGAAAGTCTACGGCATGAATGTTCGCCGATGGATCACTCCGTTTGGGGATGTTCTGTTGAAGATCCATCCGCTCTTCTCGCATGAAGCGACCAACCGTCAGTCGATGGTGATCTTCTCGCCTGAGTACCTCAAACAACAGATCATCGACGATACGGATTTCTATGATGACAAGAGTTCCGGGCGTGGAAGGATTGATGGTAAGGAGGAAGAATTCCTTACCGAGCTCGGGCTTGAGCTTCATCATCCGTCAACGATGGGCTTCCTGACAGGGATCGGGTCTGATAACGCTGCGTCTGAATGATTCATTTTAATCTGGTGGGGAGAAGTTTCGGCTTCTCCCCTCTCTACCAAAGAGGTGGTGATTTCGAACCTGAACTGGATTTGGTTTATGGAGGTTCCAGTGAGTAACTTAGGAGAAGTCAGAGCGCTTTTCGCTGAGTGGAGTGGTCGGTATGATTTGGTCACTCCTGAAGGAGAAAACAACGGAGCTGATGCGTTTATTAACGCCGGTCAGCGAATGCTGGATCTCCAATCTGATTTTGCGTTTGCGACGAACCGACATTTTTATTCAAAGGAAATTGGCTCGTACTCGCAAACATTTGATTATTGCAGGACAATTGACCAAGTGTGGGTTAGAACTACCACTGCCAGATGGGAGCTTAAAGTAAAGGCGCTTGATGATTTGCTCAATATGTATCCCGTGCCTTTGGAGTCGTCTGATTATGGCGAGCCTCTTTATTGGGCCAGAGGTTTGATAAGGGCATACGATCCCGAAGTAGTTGCGTCTTCGCTTGGGACTTATCTTGATAATATTGAGCCTGAATGGGAGAAGTACAAGCTGCGTGGGATTGCTTATGGGCCTCCGAACTCAGAAACTATTATACTTGAGGTCCGTGGAAAGTTCTACACTCCGAAGCTGATCTCGAACACAAACACTTCGTATTGGGCTTATCATCAACCTGAGCTTTTAGCTTGGGCGTCACTGTATCAGCTTGAGGTTTCCCTGCGGAATATGGAAGGCGCAAGAGGCTGGAAAGAACAGGTGGATGAAAAGCTGCGGCTCATTGACTTCGATAATGCTGAAGAAGAATCGATCAATCAGCTCGAGGGCTAACTATGAGAACAATGCCACCGTTGATTTTTGACGAGGCTTTGAGGGCTGGGCTTCGCAAGTTTAGACACCTGATTAGAAACGCTCAGGCCTTACAGGACTGTTACAATCTCGCTCCTCACGAAGTGGGTTTGGTACCGCACGAGCCTGTGATTTCGCTTGCATCTACTACTCAGGTTTGGCCGGGGATTGGAGCTCTGACTCCACCCTCTAGGCTTAGAACTTTAGTAATTCATACTCATGATTTCTTTGATGGCGAGGTTTTGGCTGGAGTGAGTGTTTACTTAGACGGAGAATTAAAAGGGACAACAGACGCGGATGGCGAACTCTCAATCTCTGATGTTTTGATTGGCGGGCATTTAGTCAAGTTAGTTAAATCAGGATATGCTGACTCTGATGAGGATGCTATCGCAAACGACTTCATCTTGGTGACTTAAATGGGCGTCTATATACATGTCAATCATATTAGATTGGATATGAGTTCTGCTGTTCCAGATCCAGTTTTTTCTATTGTTGGCGGGACTTTCTACAATCAGATTTCATTGGTTCTTTCATGTGCTGATC